ATCATCAGTAAACAGTGGCTTGTTCAAATCAAAAAGAATTTAAAGGCCGAGGGAATTCCCTATAAGCTAGTTGCATGGATTCATGACGAGGTTCAGATTGAATGTCCTGCAGAGTATGGGGACAGAGTCGGAGAAGTGGTTGTTCACTCTGCTGCAGAAGCAGGCGAGATATTACAGTTCCGTTGTCCAGTAGGGGCTGAATATGGTGTTGCGAAAAACTGGGCAGGTTCTCATTAATTGTGGTATAATAGTAGTTCTAAGACAGAAAGGATGTATATGAGTAATTTTAAACCTATTACCGTAGAAGGTACGATTCACTGGGCATTCCTAGACCGCATGCCTGAGCAAGGAAGTAAGTATCAAGCTGATGTTTGCAATCTTTCGGACAAGGCCGTTAAAGCCTTAGAAGAGTTCGGTGTAAAGATTAAGAACAAAGGTGACTCACGAGGGAATTATGTTACTGGAAAGTCTACAAAGGAAATCATCCCTTTGACTCCTGAAGGTAAACCATTTGACCTCAAAGGTGCATTGGTAGGTAACGGCACTAAAGCCAAAGTAGTTCTAGGCTTCTATAGCCATGCGTACACTGCCAAGTATGGTACAGGTGTTGGACTCAATCGATTGACTATTACAGACTTCATTCCTTACGGTGGAAGTGCTGAAACAGTTGAAGAGTTGGACGACGTACTATAATGCACGTCCTCATTGATGGTGACATTATCGGGTATCGAATCGGTTTCTCTACTGAAGAAGAGAACGAGAAGATTGTTGTCTCACGAGTTGCCACCTTCCTTGAGACTATGCTCTGGGAGGATCTCGATGCTGAGACCTACCAGGGCTACTTAACTGGTAAGGATAACTTTCGTAATGACATCGCAAGAACTGCTCCGTATAAGGGAAATCGCACAGCACCTAAGCCTAAGCATCTCCAGCTTATTCGAGACTATCTTGTCTCCGCATGGGACTTCCAAGTCTCTGTCGGGCAAGAAGCAGACGATTCGATTGCGATAGAACATACAGCAAGGAATTATGAGAGCGTCATTGCAAGTATTGACAAAGACTTCCTGCAGCTTCGTGGTAATCACTGGAACTTTGTTAAGAAAGAAATGACTTTTGTAACAGAAGAAGAAGCAATTAAAAACTTTTATAGGCAGGTACTGACAGGTGACAGAGTTGATAACATCATTGGCCTCAAGGGTATCGGCCCTGTTAAGGCTGACAAAATCCTCGCCCACTGTGAAGGTGAAGCAGCAATGTATTCTGCTTGTGTCGAAGCATACGGTGGCGAAGCAGAACGAACAATCGAAAACTGCAGATTGCTATGGCTTAGAAGAGAAGCCGACCAGCTCTGGCAACCTCCCACCGAAGGGTTATAAATGATTTTACTACTAAACAATCACGGTCATCCTGACGAAAGGTTCAATGAATATGTTCAACGAGCTTCTCAATTCTATGCTGAGCAGTTATTCCCTAAGCAGCTCCTCCGACATCTTGTGGTGTCTGTTAAGTTTAACAAGCATTTGGATGCTTATGGATATGCAAGCATCGAGAAAAGAAATACTAAAGGACAAGCAAGGGAATTCTTAATTGAATTACATCCCTACATTTCAGGTAAAGAGATTTTAAAAGCATTAGCACACGAGTTTGTGCATGTTAAGCAATATGTATATGGAGAGTTAAATGAGTCGCAAACAGAATGGCAAGGTGAACCCATCGACAGTGATGCAATGGACTATTATGAATTGCCTTGGGAAAGAGAAGCATTTGGCAGAGAAGCAGGACTATTTACCAATTTTGCTAAAAAAGAATCTTTATGGAATGTCTTTGAAGATGTCTGCAATCCTGACACCCCTGTCCAACCTGTTCCGATAGGCTGGTTACATGAAGACAAGTTCAGCAAAACAAAAAGGCCGACTGTTGCAGCAGGTGACACGAGATTTGATACTCAAAAGTTTCCCAACATTGACCGAAAGGGACGTGAAGAGCACAAGCATGGGAGCACAGGGAGAGGACGTTCAACTATCGGAAGCTGGTTTAAAAAGCTTTCCTTATGGAATAGAATGTAAGAACCTAGCAAAGATAGCAGTCTATAAGTTTTACGAGCAAGCAACAACACACAGCAGTGCAGAGCCTTTAGTAGTAATCAAGCAAAACAGAAGTAAGCCTTTAGCCATAGTAGATTTAGAACATTTTGTAAATTTAGTAGCAGAATTAGATAATCTAAAAATACTATATGGTAAACAAGTATGTATAACAGAAAAGTTAGAAAAGGAAAAGAAATGAAAAACAGGTTTGATTTAGAGAATGACATCATGAATGTCTGGGCTGTTAAAGACCATCTTGATAAAGTAATTTGGCGTATGATGGATCATCCTGAAGTAATGTCAGAAGACCAAGTTTGGAATCATTTAGAAGCAGTAAAGAATAACATTGATTTACATTGCGAAGCCTTGATGGATACTTTCTGCCAGGTGTTTCAGTTAAATGAATATGCAACACAAGAGATGAAGGATTTACGTCAGCAAGTTCTTAATGGTTTAACTAAGAAAGCTGATAAAGAAGACGCTGATAAGGCGTGGGAAGAAATGGGTTTACCTGAGTTTCCTGTAAAAAGAAAAGGTAAAGCTAAATGAAGATACTATTACTTGATATTGAGTCCTCACCGAACGTAGCACACGTCTGGGGTCTTTGGCAACAGAACGTTGGAATCAATCAACTAATGGAATCTTCTTATGTATTATGCTGGGCTGCTAAGTGGCTTGGCGAAGATGAAATCTTTTTTGATTCCGTCCATCAATCAAAACCTAAGAAGATGCTGAAAGGAATCTATGACCTTCTCGACTCTGCAGACGCAGTCATTCATTATAACGGTACTAAGTTTGACATTCCTACTCTTAACAAGGAATTCTTACTACATAGTTATGCTCCACCATCGCCTTATAAACAGATTGATCTTCTGCGTGTTGCTCGTAGCCAGTTCCGTTTTCCTAGTAACAAGCTGGACTACGTAGCTCAACGATTAGGACTTGGAAGCAAGCAAGAGCACGAAGGACACGACTTGTGGGTCAAGTGCATGAACGGAGATAAAGATGCTTGGAAACGTATGGAATCGTATAACATTCAAGATGTCGTTTTGCTTGAATCTTTGTATTGCCGTCTTCTTCCATGGATCAAATCTCATCCTAATCATAATCTTTATGCCGATAGTACTGTGTGCCCCACCTGTGCTGGGCATAGATTACAAAAGCGTGGCACTGCTGTCTCGTCTACTGGAACTTATCAACGGTATCAGTGCAGAGATTGCGGAAGCTGGTCTCAGGGTACAAAGTCGATCAAAGCATCAGTAGAGGTAAAGCATGCAGTGTAGTATTCATAACACAACTTTCCATGCTTTCTGTCCTGACTGTATGGCACAAAACACAACTGTTTATGGAGAAGGTGCTCAATTCACTTATTATCCTCCTGGTCATAAAGTAGATATGGTGAACTCTCCTGCTCATTATACTAAAGGAGATATTGAATGTATTGATGCCATTGCTGAAGCTGTTAAGCAACTCAGAGGCATGGAAGCAATGTGTACAGGTAATGCAATTAAATACTTGTGGCGTTGGAGATACAAGAATGGTACTGAAGATTTAAAGAAAGCTGTATGGTATATCCAAAGGATGATTGATGAGTTTGACACTAACTGATATCATCTATCGTTTCAAGCAGCTCGATGAGTTCGATGCAGTGGATGCTTTAGGCATTACTACAGAAGACTTAGCAGAAAGATTTGCTGATATAATAGAAGATAAATTTGATTTTTTTGAACAACTACTAGGAGATGATAATGAGTGATAAAAAACCACTGCACGATATGGGGCCTCCCATAAAGGACGAGATACCTGGATTGCGAGACTTCTTCGCTACGTCAGTACTTTCAGGTGCAATATCAGCAGCAGGAGTNCCTGCCAGTGATGATGAAGAATACTGTACTTTTATGGCAGAGTTTTGCTATAAAATGGCAGATGCAATGATGATGGAAAAATATAAGAAAAACACAAGACACTAAGGATATAAATGTACAACACCCCTTTTAGCACCGTAGGATATATTACCTATAAAAGAACCTATGCACGTCGCTTAGACGAGGCAGACATCACCAGCAAGACAGAAGAGTTCCCTCAAACTGTTGAGCGTGTAATCAAAGCAGCAAACGAACAGTTAGGTTGTGGTTTTACGGAAGCAGAGCAAGAGCGTCTTCGTAAGTATTTAATGGAATTAAAAGGCACTGTAGCAGGTCGCTTCTTGTGGCAGTTAGGTACAGACACTGTAGGCAAGTTAGGTCTTGCTTCATTACAGAACTGTGCGTTCACTGTTATTGATGATCCTGTACGTCCTTTCACTTGGGCTATGGACTTATTGATGTTAGGTTCAGGCGTTGGTTATAACATTCAAAGGAAAAACGTTGAGAAACTTCCTGAAGTCAATATTAATTTTACCGCCCCTACTCGTTTGGATACTGCTGATGCAGACTTTATTGTTCCTGATTCGAGGGAAGGCTGGGTCAGTCTCCTTGGCAAAACGCTCAAAGCAGCGTTCTTAAGCGACAAGAAGCCTACCTTTACTTACTCCACAGTATTAGTACGTGGTCGTGGTGCTGCCATCAAAGGCTTTGGAGGCACTGCATCAGGCCCTGAAGACCTCTGTGATGGTATCGCTAAGGTAAGTACTATCCTTGAGAAACGTGCAGGCAAGAAGCTACGTCCTATTGACTGCTTGGACATTATGAATATTATTGGTGCAATCGTTGTAGCAGGTAACGTACGACGCTCAGCACAGATCGCTATTGGAGACGCAGACGATGTTGAGTATCTTCTTGCAAAACGCTGGGATATGGGAAATATTCCTTCTTGGCGAGCTATGTCTAATAACTCTGTTGTGTGTAACGATATTAAAGATTTGCATGAATACTTCTGGGACGGCTATGAAGGCAAAGGTGAGCCGTATGGTCTTATCAACTTGCGTCTTTCTCGAAAGATCGGCAGGCTGGGCGATACTAATTATCCTGATCCAGATGTGCAGGGTTATAATCCTTGTGCTGAGCAGTCTTTGGCTGCTTTTGAAACCTGTTGTTTAGCCGAAGTTTATTTATCTAACATTACCTCTAAAAAAGAGTTCATTGATGTCTGTACACTCCTTTATCGCATTAACAAGCATAGTCTTTCTCTTCCTTGCCATCTACAGGAAACAGCCGATATTGTCCATAAAAATATGCGTATGGGTATTGGCGTTACTGGAGTTCTCCAAGCTAGTGATGAACAACGCTCTTGGTTAAAAGAAGCCTACGAAGAGTTACGTAAGTTCGATAAAGAGTATTCTGCTAAGCATGGCTTTCCTGAGTCTATCAAGCTCACTACAGTTAAGCCTTCAGGTACATTGTCGTTGTTGCCAGGTGTAACTTCAGGTTGCCATCCTGCTTACAGTCACTACATGATTCGTCGTATTCGTATCGCTGCAGATCACAGCTTAGTGCAAGTATGTCGTGAGCATGGATACCCTGTAGAGTTCCAGCGTAACTTTGATGGTACTGATGATCATAGCACAATGGTAGTTTCATTTCCATTCGCTTATCCTGAAGGTACTAAGATTGCTGCAGAGATGACTGCTATCGACCAATTAGAAGTAGTTAAATGGTTGCAAGAGAACTGGTCAGACAATAGCGTTAGCTGTACTGTGTACTACAAGAAAGAAGAGTTGCCAGAGATTAAGAAGTACTTGGCAAAGAACTATAAGAACAATCATAAGTCACTTTCGTTCTTGCTTCATAATGAACACGGCTTCCAACAAGCCCCATTAGAAGAGATTACAAAAGAAGCTTTTGATGCTTTAGTTGCTAGTACAAGATTGATTACCAAAGTGGAAGATGCTTCCTTTGAAGGTGATTTAGAGTGTGCTGGTGGTGTATGTCCTGTGAAGTAAGTCCATGGGATTGTCCACCACTAAACCTGTGGAATTGGAACCTTGCTTGGAGATGGAAGTCAAATCTCCTTGCAACGGTATCTGTACCCTCGACATACAAGACGTATGTAAAGGATGCAAACGAACCAGGCAGGAACTTTCTAAATGGTATGTTATGTCCAACAAACAGAAGTTAGATATTTTAGATAGGATAAAAAATGATAGATAAACAGGATTTTATGCTTGGCATGAAGCGACTTAACGAAGTGCTAAACATGGCTGATCAGGTTCAACCATTGATTATGCAACGTTGTATGGAAGAGGCTAAGTCTTTTGAAGANATGGATGCTGTACAGTTTATGGTTCTATGGAACGACTTAGTTAAACTGTTACAGCCTTTGAATGATAAGTTCTTAGAGATTCAGACCTTACCTATGTTTAGAGAGTTGCANCCTCCTGGCAATCCAGAATAGTTTCTCGGTAGTTGTACTTTATGGCCCTCTTCGGAGGGTCTTTTTTTTGTGTAATATACTACACAATTATTGTAAAGTTAAAACTAATGATTGTAAAGTTATAGCTTACTAATTGTAAAGTTAAGGTGAGGGGTTACAAGCCACGCCTGCCAGTTCGTTGCACCTTGGCTAGAAAGACGGAAAATCACCAAGTTCTTGATGCCCTCGTGCCGTCTTGACTTATTCGTCGTTGCCTATTTTAATACCAGTGATAAGACCAATAAAGCCGCCTACAATGGTTTGAAATGCAGGAGTAATAGCTTCAAAGATTTTAGTATTGTCTACAATGGGATTGAATAAACCCACAAGCAAAACCCCAACCATACTAAGAAGGATAAGAGTAAGAGTGACAGTAGCGAGGAGAGTGACATAAGCTGATAGTTGTTCTTTGTTCATTTTAGTGAGTCGTATTGTTTATAACAAGCGTCTAGTGCTGTTCTGAGCACGTCTGCTCTGGCAGCTTCCCTGTCAAGAAAACCTGCATCCTCGGCAAAAAGGGACAACCCAGATCCACCTTGTCCATTGCTGGCTTGGTCGGTGCGACTGGGACGTTTACGCAACTCGACAAGAGCATCAGCGAGCTGGTTATTAATATTAGCAATTTGAACATCTTTATCTTTCCTTATTTGATCTGCAGCTTGTTGTGCTTCTCTTTCCTTTTTTTGTGTTTCGGTAATTTGCTCTGCCTTGTAGCGTTCAAATCGAGAAGCTTCAAAACTATAACCAAGATACCAAGAACCGCATAAAACCAAAGCACATAATCCAATTTTGACATAAGTAAGTATAGGTAAAGGAAACATTATCTGTCGTCCAATGGTTTAGTAGTAGTGGCTCTTAAGTAGCTAATAATGATACCAATAACAAACATAGAGACGCTGTAGACTTTAGGATCTAGTAAGTCTTGAATGTAGCTAGAGTTATCAGAGATAGCACCGAGCAAAAACAATATAGCAGAGAACCACATTGTTCTTGAACGAAAGATACCATGAAGCTTACGTCTCATTTTTTCATTTTCTTTTTAGCAGCCATCTTTCCAGACTTAGACATGCTAGGCTTAGACTTACCTGCTTTAGAAAGAGCAATCGCTACAGCTTGCTTCTGTGGCTTACCTGCAGCCATTTCAGTTTTGATGTTTTTAGATACGGTCTTTTTAGAACTTCCAGTTTTTAACGGCATAATTTATCCTACGTAAGTTGAATGAAGAAAACAATCTTGCTCAGCATGTCTGCGTCTAAGAATACCTGGAACTTCTTTACCGCCTGCCATAGACCATTTAGGAAACTCTCCTGAAGCAGAAAGCTTATTACCAGTCTTAAGAAGTTTTAATAGGGTGGAACGTTGGAAAGCACCTACACCTAAGTTGTAAGTAAAAGACACAAGAGCATCAAACTCATTCTGAGTAAGCTCTACACCGCAAGAGTTAACAGCCTCTTCAGCAGTGTGTAAGTCTTTACGGAGAAGCTCTGTAGCTTGTCCCATAGTAATAGGAGAACCTACGACAGTGCCGTCGCCAGGAATCATTAAATGACCGTAACCTACAGTCCATTTACCTACTACATCTTGATAAGGCATACTGCGAAAGCCCTCAAAAGATTTAATTTGTTCAATACCTTTGTCAGAAGTTTTCATGTATTATAATAAGGAAGTTTATAATTAGTACCACCGATGTTTACAATTACATATCCTACTACTTGAGAAGGAACAGATCCGTGAGTACCTGCAGTAGCTGTAGTGGCTGTAGAGTTGGTCATTGAAACAACACCAGATACTGTAGAACCACTAATAGGAGTTCCTGTAATAGTTCCACCAGTAATAGCAACAGCATTAGAGTTTTCTACTGCCATCGTACCAAGACCTAAATTCTGTCTAGCACCTGCAGCACTGTTAGCACCTGTACCGCCTTGTAGAATAGTTAGTACAACATTACCTACTTGAGTCTGTTGAATATAGCTACCTAAATTTAAGAACCAAGTTCTCCAACGAGGATTTTCCTCAATAGGGTCTTGAGGTATTGGAGGTAAATTATTAGCATTAGTCGTTGCCACATTCTACTCCTTCAGCGTAACCTGCAGCTTGCAAGTCTGGTAAACACTTTTGTACTTTCTCACCAATATCAGTACGATAAGCAATAGAGTTAGGAATCTCAATCTTCTTTTTAATAGTGCCGTAAACCTTTTCACGAGCATCTTCAATGGTATCGCCTAGGCCTACTACGGTGCATACATAGTCACCAGCAGTAACAAACATAGGCTCATTCATCTTAAGCTTACCGTCAATCATTGCAGGACCTTTGCCCCACTGTACTTCACACAAGTGAACATCAGTAACAGCATCATCCATATCGATACCCCAGATAGGATAGTTAGAGTTCTCTTTTTTGGTAATATGACTAAACGGATAGTCAGGAATAGTTACTACAACACCTGCAGCAATCTTATCTGATACCTTGAGAGTGTCTTCACCGTTAATAAGATCTAACATCCACTGAGCAGGATCGCCTTTGTGCAGGCTTAACTGAATGTTAAATAAAGGCCATCCTGGACGCATTGTGAACTCTAAAGGCCATGCCTGCCCCGACTTATCAACAATACAATTAACATCAATATAACCAGTGTATCCCAATCCATGTAGCATGTCCTCTAATGGTTTAAGCATCTCATCTGCAAGCTTAGACTCTTGGGTATAGCGAACAATAGTACCTTGTTCACCTGTAGTAACACCAAGTTCACCATCCATTAATTTCTTGTGTTCCCAAGACTCACAGAAATGTTTAGAGAAACCACCAGGACCGAACCAACCACCTACACCAAACTCAATGCCTGGACGGAACTCTTGAAGGATAAACTTACCCTTAAAGGAATTCTTTTTCTTCCAACGCATGAGCATGTAGATCATATCAGCAGCCGACTTAGCAACATACGACAACGTTTTGTCACCATCACCAATCGGCTTAGACACAAACCTGCGAGGGTTTTCAGTAACAAACTTGATAGCATCATCGTAGTTCTCAAAGGTACGGCTAGGAATAGTTTTAATTCCTGCAAGGTTTAGAATCTTCTCACCATGGTCACGTTCTTGTTCCCAACGATTAGTATCAATAGAAGGGCCAAAAATAGGATAACCTTTATCACGATAACGCTCTAAAGCATGAATATAAAATAGGTTATCTGTGCAGAACACAAGGTCTGCCCAGTTCATGTGATCTTCCCAGTTGCTTACACGCTTAACAAGACCACCATCACCTACTTCAGAACGGCTACCATCTTTGTTATGACGAATAAACATCTTAACTTCGTGTCCATAGTTTTGACTACGAAGTGCAAAGGAAAGACCACAACCACAGCCTGATTGGTCAATGATTAATATTTTCATTGTTCTTCTTTTCTACGTAACTTTTGACGAGCTTTGAGTTTACGAGCTTGGATCTTTTTAGCAAGTTCTTTACGCTTCTTATCAGCTTCAGTCTCTTGTTCAATATCCAACTGTGCTAGAGCAAACTTGCTTACAGGCTTTTTACCTTGAGCAAGGTCTACAGCACCTCCCATCGGCAACTGTTTACCTAAGTAATACTTAGCAGTGTCCTTAGCTTGATTATACATTGTATCGCCTTGAGTTCTAATCTCTTTTCCTGTATACCAATCTTTACCAGTAGCTATACTAGCTGCAGTAGTTAAACCAGGAGAAGGAGTTACCAAACTAGATACAACAGCTTCAGGACGCTTTTCACCAGCAGCCACAGAGCCTAGAGCAGACAACAAGTGGAAACCACCAGCACGTCTGGCTTTAACATCATCACCAAAGACTGCCTGATACATCTTATCAACCAAAGGATAAAGAATAAACAAACCTGCAGCATAGGCTGCCATGTGGTCTAAACCTTCTAAACGCTTGCCTTGAGTACCTAAGTCTTTAACAGCTTCGGAGATAGCTTTAACCATACCATAGTGGTAACGGCTAAACACTGTTAAAGCTCTGTCTTGCATTAAAGTACTTACAGCACGGCCTGCAATGTTATCCATACCGACACGAGAAGGTAGACGGTAATTAGGCATGAACTTCTCTACTTGTTGAATAGCAGTACGCATGTCTTCACCGTAGCGACCCATACGTTCTTTAATCATGCTAGTGTAGAGAGCATCACGAGTAGTCCACATTACTGTGTTAGACTTCTCAGAAATCTTGTTCAGCAAGTCTGTAGCCTTCATACCAATAGAAGCAGCTAAGTCTTTAATGCTGCCATTCTTATCAGCAACCTTTAGCTCTTCTCTGAACATCTTCTGCATCCAGTTATCATTACGTAGACGCATAGACATTAAAGCACCACCGTTACGAGCCAGTTCAAGCTGGAAAGCATCTTGCTCTAATACAGACTTAAAGGACTCAGGCATGTTAGCAAGCTCAGCTAAGCCTCTAGGATTTACCCAGCCTGAGAAGAGACCACGTCCTACAAAATAGTGAGCTACCTCGTTACCGATGTGTGGGATAGGGTTAAGCATGAATGACTTAACAGCTAAGCCTGACATACCTTCTAGAACCTGAGCAGGCATACCACGAGCTACTTGAGGTTTAAGGTAATCTTCAAAGATTTCAGCAAGCTTAGGATCAAAAGAATAGCCACGAAGTTGTGGGACTAATTGAGGATTAGTAATAGGTCTGTAATCTGCAGGAGTTACTTCACCTTCTTTACGAGACATAGACTTGAAGATGTCAGAGTTCTTAATCTCTTCCATTGCCTTCATCTGTTCAGCGTAACGCTTTAGCTCACCAAGCTTAACTGTTTGAGCAAAGAAAGGATCAGCATAGGTAACACCATCAACGTTCTTTTCAATGTCACGTTGGTCAGCTACGTCTTTAACTTCCATGCCTTTAAACTCATCACCAGCTTTAAGACGAGACTTAGTAGTACCGATCATTTCAGGTACTTTATCTTTCCATGCAAAGACTGAACCATCGCTATTAACAGCAATAATTTTACCGTTGTGTTCAAAGATGGTACGGCCCTTCATAGCAGAAGGCTTCTTACCAAATGTACCAAAGCCTCCGAAGTCACCGCCTGTTAAGCCATCTACAAAGTTCTTCCACTTACCTTTGTGAGTAGCAAGACGACCTAGGCCATATTCTTCCATGGCATTCTCAGCGTCTTCTGGAGTCATCTTCTTGATCTCAGCGTAGACACGATCAGCTTCTTGTTTTAATGGAGTAAAGAATTTATCGATAACAGCTTCTTGCTTAGGATCAATATCCATGCCTTTAGCTATTTTATCGAGGATAGCATCTTTGTATTCTTTAGTAAGGCCAGCTTCTTTAGCAGCTTCAGCGTTCTGACGAAGCACTGTATTCTCTGCATCAGAAAAAGTATCTACTTGGAACAAACGGTCTTCAATGTCAGATAATTTAGTAGTTACCTTATCAGCAGTCTTAATAGACTCACCGTTCTTAATCTCTTGATAAGCAGACATGAAAGCTTTAGCAGCAGTCTCACCAAACTGATCAAGGATTTTCTCTACGTTAGCTTCAAAGTCTTCACCGCCTTTAAGGACACGCTTAGCAGCCTGTACAGCATCTTCAAGAGTAAAGCCTGCTCGCAGGTAAGACCACTCGCCCTTCTCAGCCTGGTTCTTAACCCAAGCTTCTTCAACAGCAGATAACTTAGCAGCCTTAGTCTTAGGACCTTGAGTCTTACGAGACGCATCAGGACGTTCTTGACGTAGTTGCTCTTCAAGAGTATCAAGACTGTCAGCAAGCTTATCACGTTTAACCTGCATGTCTTTGATGTCTTGCTCAGCAGCAGAACGCTTTTGAATCTCAGCATACATCTGGTCCATCTGTTTAGCTTTGTCAATAGAATCTTGTACCCATTGACGATCCATCATCTTCTCAGAGATTTGACGATCAGACAGCTTATCAAACTCAGGCTCAAACTGTTCAACAGTAGCCTTAGCTTTGTTCCATGCTACCTTCTCAGTAGCAGTCATATCAAAGGCTTTACCTTCAGATAATTTATCAACAGCAGACTCTAATGAAGTCTTCTCTACTACAGGGATCTCTGTAGGAGGTAAAGGCTTAACTTCACGTAGTTTACCGCCTTCAGTAAGTTCTAAAGCTTTACCAGTAGGAAGCTCACCACCTTTTTCTCCTGTGCCTCTTTCAGTCAAAGGAGTAACACGTTCAGCAGGGGCTACGTCTTCAGGACCACCAGCAAAGAGGTCACGTTGAGGACTCTCTGCAGCACGTCGAGCAGCAATCTCTTCAACCGAAGTAGCAAAAGGAATATCTGACTGTTCAGCAGCCAGTAACTTCTTACGTTTAATTTTATCAAGAAGAGCTTGAGACTCGTCCATCTTAGCCTGCTCAGCAGCCTTTGCAGCTTCAGCTTTAGTAGCCTCAGCAGCTTCCATCTTATTGACCTTCTCAAGGTCTTTAGCATACTGGTCTTTAAATTTAGTACCAGCACCTAAAACACTTTTACCAGCTTCAAACATTAAAGCAGTATTAAAAGCATCAGAAGCTGTGCGAGTTAGTTCAGCCACGTCTACTTGACGGCCTTCATTAGCAGCTTTGGCAGCCTCTGCAGCAGTAGCAAATGTGGCAAACTGTGCTCCTGTATTAGCAGCGTTGTAAGTAGTTCTAGCAGCTTTTTCTATTGTAGAAGCAGCAGCTCCTGCTTTTTCCAAAGCCAATACTTTACCCATACCTAAATATTGAGGATTGTAAGCAAAGTCTTTTACAAGATTACCAACAAAAGCACCAGGATTTTCACTGGCAGCTCTAGACAAGTTTTCCCAAGATTCAGCAGGACTTGTAAGTAACCTTTTCATAGGTGCTTGCATGTCACGAACTAAAGGGTCGGTTGATTTTAAAGGCTCTACTCCAGGCATGATAGCCCCTAATGTAGACCTTAACAAATACTCAGAAATAGGTTTTATTTGAGATTTTTCTTTAGCCTCTTCCCATGAGAAGGTACTTAAAGACTTACCGAGTTCACCAGTAAAATCTTTTTTATCCCACGCAGCTTGCTTCTCTTCTTTAGAAGATTTAAGCATAGCAGGAATATCTTTTACATCTCTTTTAGGTGCTGCCTCTTCTACTGGCTTAGCTGTAGAAGGATCAAACGAAGAGGAGACTGTTGTGTCTTCTCTAGCAGTACTTGGATCGAATGCCATATTATCCTAATTTATTTTACAGGAACCCACTGACCATTGTTATACATAGCTCTGTTGCCTTTAGCGTCTGTATAGATTTGGCCTTCTTTAAATTTAGTTTGTTTATCTTTAGGTGCTTCTTTAGTAGCTTCTTTAGTTGCAGTAGGTGCTGGAGACTTAGGAGTTCCTTTGTCGTATTTAAAACCTTCTGTGTCAGTAAAGAAACCTTTTTTAGTATCAGGTTTAAAGATCTCTTCGGCTGCCATATCTTTAGCATCTTGTAAATCAATACCTTCAGACTTAGCAATTTGACGTGCTCTGGCTTCTACCTTAGTAGCTGCTGCTGTCCAGTCTTCATCAGACATAGGGTCAAGCATATCTTTACCATAAGTAGATTTCAACACAGACTCAGTACCTTTAACTTCAAAGCCCTTAGCAGGCTTAAGGCCACCTTGTTTACCTGCAGCGTTACGTACACGATCTAAACCAATCATTTCCATAACTTGATTATGACGTACACGCTCTTCAGCACCCATCATTTTAATCTGTGCGTTTAAGTCTTGTGCTTCAGAAGTACCAAGGTCAGTAACCATCTTACGAGCACCTGCCATATCAAAAGTACCATCAGGCTTTTGAAAACGCTTAAGCTGACCACGAAGAATCATCTTAGTGTTGGTATCTAAACCAGCAGCATCTAAAGCACCATACAAGTCTTCTGGAGTCTGTGCATTCTTAGCGATACGTGAACCAACATCAAGACTTTTAAGTTGATTAGTAAGTTTACTTAATTGTTCTTTACCTGCTGCTTCGCTTAGTTCACTAGCTTGTTTTTGAAAAGAATGTGCTACAGAGTCTAAGCCTTTTTGCTTAGCAAGCATAGAAGCTTTAACTAATGATTGTTGATTTTGCTCAGGAGTTAAAGTAGATACGTCTTGACCAGCATAGGCATCACGCAGGATATTACCTGTAGCAATGTCTGTACCAATTTTACTTCCTAATTCGTAACCAGCTACTGCTGATGAGGCGAAGTCTGCCATATTTTATCCTTATAACGCAGCAGCGTAATCAATCATGCTCATGTCAGCGTTTCCACTTAATTGTGTAGTAAGATCACCACCGCCTCCAAACATATCATAACCAGCAGGAGAACTACTACCGCCAAAAAGACCAGATTTAGATAAAGCACCGCCTAACAAAGCAGTAGTAAAAATACCTGTTTGAGCATTCTGTTGTTGAATTTGATTTTGTAAAGTAGCAGCTTGTACTTGACCGCTATACTGAGCTTGTGTAGCAGAGCCAGGAGTTTGTGTAGTAGCTCCTGACAAAGTACCTAATTGACTATAAAGTTGATTATAGTATTGATTAAAAATATTCTGACCATAACCTTGCAAAGCAGCCGATTGAGCACCTGACTGTAACGTCCCTGAAGCAGCTCCAGCAGCTTGTTGAGTATTTACGCCTTGTGCTAAAGTTTGTTGATAACCAGGCTGAGACAACACAGAACTAGGATCAGTCATCATGCTATATAAATTATTAGCAGCCCATTGTCGACCACTTGTACTACCTGTGGAAGTTCCTGTCCCAACTGCTGAAAAAGGATCGTATGTAGATAAAGGAGGAGTTGCAGGTGCTGATGCACCGCCACCACCGCCACCACCAAAGATTGAACTTACTATGCCACCCATGAGAACTCCTTAAATATATTTG